TCAGGCAGTGAGACCTTGGTGATTTTGCCACCCGATGCGGAGGTAAATGATTTGCCGCTGGAGCCAACGGGCTTCCACTGTACCACTGCGTTGTTGCCCGCTTTGATGCTGGCAATGGTGATTTTAAGGGCTTCGTCGGTGACTTCGGTGTAGAGGCAGTTGACGGTAATCATCGTGGCGACCTGCCGCCCTGCGGCGATAATTTGGGTATCACCATCCAACGTACCCTTACTGCCAGATACCCGCTCGATGGTCACTTGGTCTACAGAGTTGGTCGAACCAGAGATGTTGGTGTACGAGACGGCGGCGGCGATTTTGATTTCGACGGTGCCCGCACTCGTGGTGGTTGCAGTGGTAGTTTGTGCCATTACTGGATAATCTCCTTGGTCAAGACTTCACATGTCACGCTGTGGTAGCGGTGGCCACTAGACTCGGGGTACTCGATGTTCCCTACCGTGATGGTGACGTCCTCGATCTGCCATGTACTCGTGACCAGTGCCCGCACCGCTTGGGCATAGGCTTGGGCATAGGTGAGCAGTGCGGTGCTTTGGTCTTTGATGCCTCGACTAAGTCCTACCTGCTGTCCGAGGAGGATGTCGTTGATTTGCCAACGAAAGTTGATGACGGGTGATGCACCCAGCGTTTTTCGTACTACCCCGCCACCCGTACTGCCCTGTGCACTGATAACTCGCATCGGCAGGTCGGCAGCACTCGGTGTCTGTACGAGTGAGGTTCCGTCACGGACGCTAATCGCCTTGCTGTCATACGTCAGGGACAACGCCTTGACGGCATTCACAATCTCGATAAGGTGACTACTCATGACCGCCTCACATACGGACTCATCAGCTTGGTGACGCTGGCAGGGATTTTCGATGCCGCAATCACCACGCCGTCGGCACTGAGCACGTCACGATCGCTGTCCGACTCTGCCGCACGACTCGTGTAGAAGTGTTTGACGATTTTCTTGACCGCCATAGCGACGTTGGCCGGGCACGTCTCAGAATATGCCCACTTGCCCGTGATAAGGACAGACTGCTCGGGTGACCCGGTGTACGTCCAGTTGTACGTTGACAACATCTTAAGGGCAACACCGTAGTACACCGTGGAATTGGGGGCGACGAGGTAGTACTCGGTACTTGGGATGACATTGCCGTTGCCATTGGTGATGCTTGTGAGGGCGCACAAATCCTCGTCGAACATCAGTGTGCGACCGTCGTTTTGGATGTTGCCCCCATACCGTTGGGGCAGTGGGGTGAACTTGCGTGTGGTATTGGTTGACGCCTCGAACGTACGATTGACCATGCGATCAACTGCACGAGATGCGGCGTCAATGATGGTCGCAATCAGCGCATCATCATCAGATGAAGTGATTTCGAGAAACGTTTTCATGTCAGCGGTGGAGACGTACGCCATTTACGCACCTCGCTTCGGTACGCGTTTTGCGGTTGGGGGCGGAATCGGCGTCGCCTCTGGTTCCACGAGGACGGCACACCCCGCATCGATGAGTCGCTGTGCGTCAACGTCGGGGAGGTCAGTAACAACCTCCCCGTCATTTGCCGTGCGCAACCCACTGTCAACGTAGTAGGCAATACTCGTCTCAATGAGTCGGATTTGCATGGTCACTCCTATGAGGCAGGATTTGTACCACGGATGAAGGCTTCGGCTTGGCTCACGTCGCTACCCCAGCGCGCGGTGACAAAGATGGCAGTCTCACCGGTGGCTTCGTAGAGGTAGGGGTTACGGCTGATTTTGATACCGCCGGTGTGCTCCACGAAGTGCGAGTAGTTCCAGTTCCCAAAGATGATGGACTTATTGCCAGCACCAAGGGCACTCACTCCGGCGGTGGGGGCAACGGGGCGATACTTCAACGTGGGCCCGCCGTTGAAACTGCCTTGGGGAGTTTCGGCAAAGGCGAAAGCACCTGCGACAACCAACGACTGGATAGCACCGAGGGTGGCAAGTTGCATCGCCCAGCCGGTCTGTGCACCGTGGTAAGCCATGGGCAAGCCGTAGAAAATGTCGTTGACATTGGCAACGCTCACACCCGTGGTCGATGTCAAGGCGATCGAGTTGGTGATACGAGGAATGACACCTTGGGGCTGACTCGAGCCACTACCGCCCAAGAAGTAGGTGTTGATGTTGACGGCATAGGCACGAGCGATGACGTCAGTCAAGTACTCCTCCAAGTTGTTCGAGGTGTCTTCCAAAATTTCGTTCGAGAGTTTAATCATGAGCGAGGCTTTGTACAGACGAATCGACACTTGAGCACCGGTGGGCTCGGATTGGTTGGCGGCGCCTTTTTCTGCAACGAAGGCCATCGACGCCTTGGCATTTTCGGCGTTGATGTCGTAGTACTCTTTGGCGGTCGTGATTCGGTTGATGGGCAACTGACTGAGTACCGACTGCTCATCACGCTTCCCAACGATGGTACGCTGGAGGTCGTGGGCAACGCTAATGCCCCATGTGCCCGAGTCTTCAGCGATGGTGGCCTTGGTGGCGTCGTTGAGCTTGCCCGTACGCAACCAATGGAGTTGCGCCATCTTGAGTTCGTCGGCGGAATTGGTCTTGATTTTGTTGTGCATGGGGGCGGCGGTTTCGGGCATGACCATGCCACCGCCGGGGACGGGTTCGCCAGCAATTTCTGCCAAGGCGTTTTTGAGTTCGTTTTTGTCTAACGACACGGATGTATCTCCTCGGTGTTGATTCGAATGTATGTTACCAACGGTGCTACCATGCTGGGAAAACTCACCAGCCGTCTTTGCACTCGCTACGGTACGAGGTTCGCAGGGTGTGGCAGTGAGGGATAATTCACCAACCACCCACCGCTTGAGTAAGCCCTTTTCACGCACAACGGTATTGCCCACGGCACCCGTGGAGAGGCCAATAGCCCCCTGTTTCACGAGTTCAAGGACTTGTTGTACGTAGCGGTAGCGCTTGTCGAGTTCAATTTCGACATCGATCCCGCCCTCGGTGGTCGTCCATTGTTTGACGACGCCGATTTGGTTGGGCTCACTGCCAAGGGCATGATCGTAAAAAACCGGCATGCCAGCGAATGGGCGGCTTTCGCCAAGGTCAGTGTCCTTGGTGAAAAAGTCGCCCACGAGGTCACGTCCACCGTACACAATAGCCGTGCCCTTGATGACATACTCACTCACCATTTTTACGGCACTGCCATGTGTCAGCATACGAGGTTCCATAGTACTATCCCTCCCTCTATTATACGCCACGTGTCAACAATTGCAGGTATCGCTTCGCTTCTGCCACGATGTGCTTTTGCATTTCGTCCTGCCACTCCTGCGGTAAGGCATCCACGTAGCCCTGTCCTTTACGCATGGCGATGCGAATCAGGTTACGCTTGAACACCTCAAAACTCACGTTGCCCTCGTACCTGCCCCAGCTCGACACCGCATCACTCACCGCTTCAGGCGACGTGATAGGGAAGTTGCGAGACGATGGGATGACAAAGTCTTCATCGGGGAGGGCGTTGCGTTCAGCGGTTGAGAGGTCGACCTTTACATCATCCATGTACATATCCTCCATAGGCGCATCCATCGGCGCGGTCTCATCCGCTGGCATGATGCCCATCTGGATCTCATCCTCAGGGATAATCCAAAACTTACACACGGCATCGGGGTTGATGACCCCTTCGACGATGGCACAGCCAAAGTTATCGTCGTAGAACACGCACTCCTCACAGCGAATGTTCTGTGCCAAAAAGGGGTTATTCATCTCCACATAGTGGGCACCGTTTGCCCCAAGTCCCCAGTCGAACTTGCCCTCTTCATGCACTACTTCGATGAGTGCTGCCGAGATCATGCGCTGGCGTGGGGTGAATCCGTCGATACTCTTTGTTTCGTCGCTCATGGCGTTTTCTCCTACTTAAAGTACTTGCGAATCGCTTTTGCTACGATGCGTGCGATGATGCCACTTTGTACGACTCGTTTGATGGCAATCTCCCCAGTGAGCCAGCGTTGTTGGTGAATCTTTGCCTGCTTGTTGCCAATCACGTACTGCATGTATGAGGCGGTGTTGGTTAGTGTGACGGCATGTGGAGCGCGGATAAGCTTATACGAGCGATTGAGTCGCTGGGAGCCTGGGCTAATCCCACGCCGATAGGGCGAATCGATAGTGCCATTGCGAATTCCTGCCATCACAAATTTACGTTGTCGATCACTCTTAAACTGCATCTTCCCCTTGGGCGGTGGAGGTGGTTTGTTCGACGTGATCTCATGTTGTACCGATGTGGCGATGCCGACCATCGTTGGCTCGACCACATGCTTACCCAGCTCCTTGAGGCGTTGTTCGAGACCTTGTGGGATTTTGATGGTCACGTTCATTTGATAATCCTGATGCTGATATCACAACGACAGCGGGGATGTGCCGGGGCACCGTCGGGGAATCGCTCACCCCATACCTCCTCCGACTTGCCATTGAGGGGATAGCAGATGGGGCACTTGCGTACAATCTCGTCGTTCTCGGTGTTCCATACGCGCTGGGTATCGATACCGAAGTCACTCAAGTAGTCACGGTACACCGTGGTGGCATTGCTGGCACTGCGTGTGTACTCAGTGACGGCAATCATCTCTGCACGACGTCGCCCAAATGCCGGGGTTAACTGCCGAATCAGTTCTTCATTGGTGATACCGCCACTGGCCCGGGCATTGTCTACTACCTGCTTGACCAGATTACGGGTGGTATCCGTGAGTCCCTTGATGAGCTTGGGCATGTACGCATCGATTTGCTTGGTGATGAGCGTTTGCTCCAGCGCATCATCGATGTCGATGGTGTAGCGCTCCTGCAGGCCAATTAAATCGGCTTGCATCTTGTCACCGATGATGGGGGTTATCTCCAGTGCGAGGTCGGCAAAGAAGTCATCTTGTATCTCATAGCCCAAATTGCTGGACAAGATGAGGGCTAATTCGCTGCCTTTTTTGCGGAGTATGGCATAGATGGCATTGTACAATGCCCGTTCATCGTCATTGACCCCTACCGCCTTGAGGTCATCAAAGAGGTGTTTGATGTCGTGCATCGATGTACACTCGGGCAGGTGGTAGGCAATCCACGCCGCATCCTCACCGTCAATGTCGGGACTAGTGAACGGGAACGCCAACGACTTGCCCGCCACAAATCGCTTCTCCGCTTTGCGTCGCCACAGGGTGTAAGCCCTGACATTTTGCGGTTGGGTGTCCTCAATGATCGGCACCTCGGGGGCAGGCATGGCGGGGCTGGGGTCAATCGATGGCGGTAAGTCTTGGCTAGGGGTGAGCACGTAGTCCATACCCAGCATGACCATGCCGTCACGCACGGGGATACCCGCTTGCGTGAGGAGCAGGAGGCTTTGGGCACGCTGGGCTTCGTCCACCTGGAACAGCGTGAGGGCCTCGGGTTGGAAGGTCAATTTATAACCGACGGGTTCAAGCAGTTGCTGATTAATCACCTGCTCGTACAATGCCAAGCGCGGAATAATCGTCTCACTGTAAAAGGACATGCGGTCTGATCAGCCGTGGCGTAGTTTGCCGCCTTCGATTCCAGCATGGTGAGCGGTACACCGAGGGCCATAGCGGTCTGTGCCACGGCGCGGTCATACAGCTCAGTAAGCGTGAGGTCTTTGATAGGCGGCGTAATCACCGTGGTCTTGATGTCACCACCACGGATAAAGGCGGTGCGGAAGCCGTTGATTACCCCGTTAAACCGTGCCAGCCAGTCGGAGCTAAACCGGCTTAGTTCGTCCTTGCTCACATCGATGGGCATGCTCATGATGGTCACGGGCTGAGCACCATGCTCGAAAAAGGCGGCCGTGAAGCGGTCAAGGTAGTAGCCAAGTTGACTTGCCTGCATTGCCACTTCGGCTGGGGCGAGACCGTGGCGCACCTCGTCAACGAATGAGGGCTCACGAAAATAGATGATTTGATTAGTGTCGAACTTCCACGTTTTGTTGTTGACATTTTGGGTAAACGTGTAAGCACTCTTGGGGTCAAGGCCGTTGAACTTTGCCATGTCCATGTCAACGGTGATGGTGAGTGGATTGAGCACTTGGAAGCCCACAAGGACACGACCGTTCATGAGCTTGAGCCAAAAGGCAGCACCCGTCAACAGCAATGCGCTCGGTGTCACGTAGGAGACTCTGCAGCGACGTGCGAAAATACCAATCACTTAGCTCGCCATCACGTTCTACTTTGAAGGGCATGGAGGATAGTGTGTCGGAGCGGATGTTGACGGCACGGTACAGCGGAGGGAAGCGACTGTAGGCATCAATGGTACCCGTCAACTTGTCCCCGGCCTTGAGCTGTTCTACCCAGCTTGGTAGCGATACGACTCCCATTTCAGATTATCTCCCATTCCATCTGACGTTGTGACATCATCTGCACACAACCACTGATCGAGTCTACCATGTCATCATGTGGGCTCGAGGGGAACGACGCCACCTCATCTAACAGCATCCGGTTCCATTGGCCATACACCAGACGTACGTCGCCACGCTCGGCACGTGACGCCCACGGCATCGCCCTCGTCTTCTTGTCCTTGTCAACACGGATACCACGAAAGGTTACGCTGGCAAGCTCGGGCAACCGCTTGAGTTCCTGCATTGCCGCATAGCCACTCACTGCCTCCTCGATGCCGACAATGACGTCCGGCTCACCGTGCATCGTATCGATAATCATCCGCTTGACCTCGGGGTATTCTGACTTCGTACGAATCACGCCATCCACGTACATCACTCCGTCGGGGGCTAAGGCGACCTTTGCCGAGGCAGTGTAGTCGCTGGATTGCTTCGTCGTCATGGCAAGGTCCCAATAGCGATACCATTGCAGGTTTGGCGGTGGGGAGTCGGTGTACTTGAACCAGCCACGATTAAACATGCTTCCCGTCGGGTCAATGAACTCCCCCAACCCCTCTTGCCTGAACTGCTCCTCCGTCATGCTATCCCGCAAATCCCTGACATAGTCGGCATCGACAAAGACGTTGTCGGTGGTGGCACTGCGGATGATGGCATAGCGTTTGTCACGGTGGAAGATGTCGTGCACAAAGTCTTTACCATTGGGCGTCGTCGTGGCAATGACCCGACGTGGGGCTTCACGAAGGGTACCGATGGCAATGCTCCAAATCTCGGGCCGACAATAGGATAGCTCATCGAACCACAAGAATCCCATGTTGTTACCACGGATCATATTGGGCTTTTCGGCACTGCGGAAGATGATAGTCCGACCGCCCAAGAGTTTAAGCGTGTATTGACTGCCGTTGTAATCAACGAAAATCCCGCCCGCCTTGGACAGTTCGAGGAGGGTACGAATCGCGCCGTCACGAAGCATCTGGTACGTCGGCGCGATTACCATCGCATTGGTGCGTGGCGGGATGCGCAACACCTCCACGGCACCGCCTCGGGTCTTGCCACTGCCACGTCCACCGACAAAGAGTCTATACGGCTGGGGGTTCGTCCAAAAATCCATCTGCGGTATCGTGGATTGCAGGTGTGATAGTCGTTTGACTGGGGTTTGAGATGTCGATGACGTAGTCGCCTGCCACTTCCTGCTTGACCTCATAGCGCTCCCTATATACCTCAGGCTTCAAGGATTTGAGGAGAAATTCGAGCAGCCTGTCCGACCCTGCCAGCGCACGTCGGCGGGCCTCGTGTTCGAGGATGGACACTGCCATATCGGTGGCGTCGTCATAGTCTTTGACGAAGTCCTCGTCGCGTGCCAGCCAATAGTGCACCGTCGACGGGTGGATGTTGGCATAGTTGCACGCCATGCTCAGACTGCCACACTCGGAGTAGTAGGCAATCCACGTGCGCTTCACCCCCTTGACGCGAGCCCAGTGCCTATATGAATCTACCTGCTCGACGGGTGGAGTTTTTGCGATTACGGCGTTGCGCACTGCCCGCCCCGTCGCCTTGGGCGAATCGGAGCGGATAAAATCACTTGGATTTTTCTTTGTATAGCCCATGGATGTCTACTTAATGCCCTCGTAGGTGACGAGGCGTAGCACGATGTTTAACCCATTGACCACGGCCATCAGGGTGGGGGCATAGTCGCGCATCTCCTGCCACCCGGCCATGGTGCCGATGATGACGATCAATAGGGAGATGATGTTGACCCAAAGGGTCTTCGACTGATACCAGAATTTGTTTTCTGTCATGGTGAGCTCCTGATGATTGCATTGAGGAGGATGTTGAGCAGTAAGAGGACGGCGAAGGTGAATCCGAGGCCTACGATAAGTGTGAGGTACCACATATAGTCGTCATGATCGCGCATACTACTACTACCCCCAAAACTTCAGGGCAAGAGGAAAGATTATCCCGAGGAGGAGTAAGCCACCCTTCCACAGGGTGACTTCGTTTTTCAGGTCGGCGATCATATCCTGATGCTTATCCAGCCGCCGCTCGAAGCCGTCGATGCGACGGACGATGTCGTCCAGCCGTTGCAATACTTGGGATTCCAGTCGCCCCAGCTGGAGGGCTAAATCGTTTAACTCCGATGGTGTCACCTACCCACCTCCCTGCTGCTGCTGTATCTCACGACGGACGCGATGCATATCGATAGTGCGACCGGGGCACGATTTTTTCGACCCCGTCTCACGATGTCCCACGATGCTTTTGGCGTTGGCGGTGATGCCGTGCCATGCAAACAGCGTAAGCACGGTGCCATATATAAGGGTGCGCAACGAATCAGACCATGGCATGGCGTCGTAATTGCCGACCACCTCGATGCCCCAGTGACTGCTATTCCACGCTCCGGCATGGATGCCCTTCACGTTGAGCGGTGTTAACTGCCAGATACCGTCCTGTGTCGCATCTGGGGAACCGACGGCGATAAACAAGTGCGGGCCCGCGTCCCAGTCTTTGGCTTCGTAGTAGCGACGGATGGCCTCAAGCGTGGGGCGACCGCTCCAGCCGCGCGGCTCAGGCTTCCACGTGTGATGGATCACCACACCCTTTGCCCACGGCGCGACTTGCGGGGAGTGGTTGAAAAGGTGCTTACTGAGCTCATCAGTAGTGCGCCAGTGTTCGATAGCGTATGCAAAACCCACGTTCACTCACTCCCCATCTCATCGCACGTTATCGAGTGATGGAGTAACTGGCACACGATAGCAGTGTGCCTCACCATTCCTCTACATCCATTATACAGTGAGTGTCAATTGCCTTTATGTTCAGCGGTGAGAAAACACCGAGTGGAGATGAGTGGTGGAGGCTGAAAATCTATCTCCACTCGCCATTTGGCGCACTAGAGCGGTAAAAAGTGGCGAGTGGAGATGAGTGGAGATACTTCCGTAAAAGTAGTACTACATAGCAAAAATAGCGTTATTATGTAAATAACCACTATTTATGTCAATTACGTATTACTTTACATAAATAGTAATTTATTTTATAACATATCTCATTTTTACTATATATTCTCCACTATCTCCACTTATAGAGAAAAGAAGTGATTAGGATGCCAAAAACAGTGCGTTGAGGTTGCGTTGAGATAGAAAACTAATCTCCACTGCTCAACGAAATCTCCACGATTTATTGACACGCATATACAACCATGCTATTATTGTGTCATGCCAATAGAGGCAACGCTGATTAGAGAAGGGGTTTCCACCATGAAGTACCACACCATCACTCGCGAGCAAGTCCAATCCATGATCGACGACGTCAACGAGTCCATCACCGCCGTCACTCCGTTCACCGTCGTGGAGGTCGCCACGGCCATCCAAGACAGCCTCACTGCCGACTGCGTTTGGAGCAACACCGACGCTGACGTGACCTTCGGCGGTTTGATTGCCTGCGTTGAGGAGTGGTTGGCTGATCGCGCCAAAGATGAGACCGTCGTTCCAATCCTCGACAGTGCCATTGCTATGGCAGTTTCGTCAATGATGAACGCGGTTGAGCAGTGCAACGAGCCAGACGCCGCACGTCGCACTGCTGAGATTGTGTCAGCGAAAATCAAATCCTCTGGCGGTGAGACGTGGATTAATCCTATGTGGTACGGGGTTGACCAAATCGACACATCTGCTCCAGCTGGACGGTATGGCAACCCTCGTGGATTCGAGTACATCAAGTGGCCACGCGCCCAAGTGCGGGATGTGGTCGAGTACGAGGGCAAGGAGTACCGCGTGGTTGCTAACTACGTGAGTCCGGGGGTGTCAGGTCTTTGGGTGAATCAGTTCAGCTTCTATGCCCTCATGCCTATCGAGTTCACCGCATGAAGTACGACGTCCAAATCAACCCAGACGGAAGCCGCTTCTACTCCGTCTGGGTCGGCTCAAACTACATCGTCCTTGAAGCGTCCGACGACGGCATGATCGTGGTCACCGAGTTCAAGGTAGAGATTGTCACTATCAAAACCGCGCTTGACGTTGACACCGTCGCAAAGAACCTGTACGCCTACATCGCCACCAATCGCTTGCACTTTCGTGACCTCAGTAAAAGCGAGTGGGAAGATATCGGACACACCGGAGTTTCGACACGGAAGCCCAAGCCAGTCATCACACAGAAAGCGATGTTCTAATGCCCAAGTTTTTCATTACCCTCCCCGGTGGACTCGTGATTGAGATTTACGCCAAAGGCCGGGGTAAAGCCGTGGAAGCCGCCATTAATCAACACTCCGGTGCTGGCCCGATGAAGGTCATCTTCCTCAAGTACATCCCACGTGGCGTGATCTACGAAGTTCGCCGGACTGGCAAGCCCGCTCTCGAAGTAATTGTGACACAGTAGAAAGAGACTGACGATGCGCTACACCACCTTCACCGACCAATTCATCGGCACCGGCATCAACATCGAATTCGCCTATACCCGCCTCGAAAACAACTGCTGGCATGTCGTCGTCTACCTCGTCAGCGGTCATGCCCAGGCTGAAATCTACACGGCCGTCGACGAGGGCAGTGAGTCCCTCGAGGAGCTGATCGCCACGCATCGTGTGGCAGTGAGCTACACCCTCGCCTCCCTTGCCTCCCTCGTCGCTATCAAGGAACAAAAGCAATGACCGAACAACAGCAGTACGAACTCGCCCTCTTGTCCCTCTGGTACCATCGCGCCGCACGTCGTAACGACATTGTCGGCATGGCGAGCTACCACCGTCGCATCGTTGCCCTCTACCAGATGATTTACCCGTGGTATACCGTGAAAGCGAGTGAGTAATGACTGAAGACCAAACGCTGGACCAACTGCTTAATCAAATATCGTTCTCTCGTGATGTGTATGGCGACCCGACCAACTTCCGCCGTACTTGGGCGACAATCGCCTATGTCGACAGCGTCGGACCAATCCAGATTATGGTATGGCAAGACGGCCCGTGGTGGTGCGTGACCGAAAAAGGCGAGCATGGCGTGTTCGACTCCACATGGGGCAATGCCCAGCACGTTGCTCAGCACATCACCGCACGTCATGGTAATTTCAGCGGTATCGACCACATTGATTTTTCTTTGTAACCCATCAGGTTACACTTTTTGCAAGGAGCAAACGCTATTATGAACTTCATTTCACCACCTGACTACTTCATCACTACCTGCTCGTACTGCGGTCGCTACATGCGTGACTACATGACCAAAGACCCCGGTGAGCCTGTGTATTGCAGTGAGGATTGCGCCGACACGGTGCTGGCACTGCAGGAGGACGAGTCACTCATGGACGCCACGCCCATTACTGCCGTACAAGGGGACTTCGAGTTTCGTGCCGATGACAACCTCCTTGATGGACACTTGCTCGCCAGTGAGATGCTCCGCGCACTGATCTAAATACACATACAAAAATCCCCTTACACAGCGGTCTAATGTGTAAGGGGATTTACTACAAAAGGATTGCATCATGCAGAATCAGTACGTCGCACGCTACATCAGCGGTCAAACCATCAAAGCAATTGCCACCGAGCTGGGTATGACGAGTCAGGAAGTGCAAAATCAGATTTACACGTCCGATGATTTTGTCAGCTGGGTACTGGCCAAACCTGTTAACACTCCGCAATTCATCGCACGCTACCTCGAGGTGTTCACCAATGACCGCGTCCGTGATTGCGCTATCCTAGAGTGCAGTCAGATGCGCTATAACCACTTGAAGCACGCGCTTGTCACGAGTGGACGGCTCAAGGCGCCACGTGCGGGCATCTACACCGAAAAGCAGGTCAAGGCGATTGACAAGTGGGTGAGTCGACCTGAGGTAAAGAATGTACCTGATCGCGTTATCACGCGTGCGGGACTCAACCCCACCTCACTACACAATATCATCAAGCGCGCCACCGGCATGCGAGTGCGTGAGTGGCGCACCACGTCCGGTCTGTCCTTTGCCCAGCTCCAGCGTGAGCTAGGGGTGAGTAAATCACTAATCGAGTACTGCATCGCCAAAGGACTGCTTACCATGCCCTACGAGCTTGACCAGATTGCAGTCCTATTTCGACGGGGTCTTGCCATGCTTGCCAGTACTAACGCTGCAGCACCACAATGGCACAGGCTCATCGCCAGCGTGCGTGACACGATGCGATATAAGTACGTCAGCACAAAGTACCTGTATGATATCCTTCCCGCAACCTCGCGTGGCATTCTCTATCACACAAAGGAATTGCAGGTACACCTTCGAATGTACCCCAAGCAAAACAACCTTTTCGCCTATGATCGTGAAGACGCCGCGCGAGTGATAGGCGAGTGGCTTGGCCCAAAGTACCGTTGGGCAGTGCGTCAGGTTGATGCCGACTGGATACCGCTGAAGTGCGAGTGGTACACATGGAAGACATCATAAAGGAGAGTCGTCATGGTTGAAATATTGATTTACCTTGCCTGCTCCATGGGACACTGCGTCCCTACTCCACTCACCGTTACCCCTGAAGCCGTAGCCATCGCCGCCTGTGAATCAGGCGACACCGTGACGCTGGGGACGTTTAGTTTCAATGCCCGTAACCGCACCACCCACGACGGTGGGGCATGGCAGTTCAACGACAAGACGTATTTGTGGATGAATGGCTACGCCAATGCCGAGGTGGATTCACCCAAGAATCAGTACGACTCGTTTGTGTGGTTGTGGCGTGACGGTGCGGGGTGGCGTCACTGGCGATCATCGAAGGCGTGTTGGGATAAGTGGTTGGTGATTAATGCAGATGACAAGGCGGTGATGCGGTGAGAATCAAGGTTCAGTACATCCGCACAGACAAATTTGGGCGATTTATCTATGAGGTTGTGGGCGATTCGCAGTACCAAGTCACCATCCGCCATAGTGAGGTTGCAGATGCCCATGAGTGCGTCATTTTGAAAAACGACAAAATGGTAGCATGCAAATGGCATCCGACTCGCAAAACGGCAAAAGGCTGGGCAATATCAGAAGTGAAAGCGGTGATGCGATGAACGAGCGTATCAGGGACATGCTTAACGAGGTGCAAGGCATGTCCATTGCATGGGAAATCATGATCGAACTTGCAAAGGAAAAGAGATGACCACAACACATAAAACCATTCGCATCTTTGGCGATGACGTCGTATTCAAGGGCTATGATAGCTACCACATGACGGGGTTAATGTCGGGCACTGCCACAATCCGCTACAAAGACCGTGACGTTAAGCTGGAGTACATCTGCGGTGATAACATCCCAGACGCCGTGTTCATCAACGGCAAACGGTTTGAGCACAAAATCAGCACCACAACCTTTGAGCATCTGTTACCCCAGCTCATTGATGAAGTGATTGGCGTTGCCCTCGGGGTTAACTTCTGCGTCAAGCGAAGTGACCATTTTTGGCACTACTATGCCGACATCGAGCAACAATGGGAGATAGAGTCGAACTCATACCCCAACACCGTCACCCCGTCGTATGAGCATTGGAAAAAATGGGTGATTGCATCGATAGAGAAGAAAGGGAAGCAACGATGATATTTGAACACCTTTTTGCAGTGCGGAGCAAAAGTAATCTCGAGTTCGTGTGCGCCATGCTTGGGTACGTCATCACAAGTGAGCATCGACAACCACAGCACGGCATTGTCGAGCGTGGATTCAGTGGCGGTGGTACGGTATTTTCACTAAAGCAAGAACCAGATGACATCGAGTATGTCATCGTGGGTGGTGCTAGTGGTGAAAAAATCCTCCTCATCGGAAAAGCAACGGCCAACGGGATTATCATTACAAAGATTGAGAACTTCACCAATGTCTAAAAAAACGTTGTTCATCGTTGATATCGACGGGACGCTGACCATCCCGACCATATCCACCCCCAAGCCTGCCACCGACGCCGACTGGCAGGAGATGTACAAAACCGCTGAAGCGAATCAGGCAGTGCTTGACAAACTCAAATCCATGACACGCGAGGGCGACGTGATTATGCTGTGCACAGGACGACGGGACAGCAATCGCGCGATCACCAAGGAGTGGCTAGGTGATAAGCTCATCTACGCTGCCCTCCTGATGCGTGACGATTGGGACATGCGCTCTAACGTCGATGTCAAGCGTCAATGGTACGAAAACCTTGCAGAGGTCTTAGGCAGTGAGTACAAGTACCTCGTCATCGATGATGATGTCAAGGTACGAGAGATGGCAATGGATATGCAAGGGGCAAACATCACCGCACTACACCCAGCAATGTTTCTCAATCTTATCCCACCACTTGAGGAGTATACCGACGAGTTTATCCACGGTGCGGGCATCGTCGTGCATCTGCGACCAGACGACACACTGACTGGCGGTGACTACATAATCGCCCAATACTCGCACCTTGGGCAACGACTCCCACACTATCTCGTCACCTACGATATGACCATGACGGACACGGAGAAGGAGGAGATGCACGACAAAATCAAGAGAATTGTGTTGGGCAAGGGAGGGGTGAGATTGCAGTGAGTGAGAAATTTGCTCATTCATTACATGGGTAATTTACGTATTATGCAGTTTTATGCAACGAAGGGAACGGATATGAGTTTCATTGAGCAGTTATTGGCCTTGTTCAAAAAGACACCCACGACGCCAGTGGAGACACCACCGGAGGCATTGGATTACTACGGCTTTCCCACTGCTGAGACCGCCGACCTCATGCGCTATCTGGAGCAGTTCAACTACGCTGTCGGCACTGCTACCAACGGTATCAAAACGGCACACGTCGAGGTGAAGTTGCACCTGGACTCAAAGAACTATCATAAAAACATTGATTCACGCATGGCGACGGTACGGGCACGTATCGACAATGGTATGCACAAACAGCCTTATGTGTGCTACCTGACGATATCGACGTTCCGTCAATGGGGTACACCGCTGGAGTACACAAAAACGTATGTTGATCTGCATTGCCGCATGGTAGATGCAGTGGGAAAATCCGATATTATCCCCGATGATGAAAAAGGGCTCATCAGATACGCATTGAGTAACCTCAAAAAAGGGCAACGTGACGAACGATTCGACTACTAATGCAGTGATGACCTATTTCGTGGCGTCACGAAAATGCTATTGACTAATCATAGTAGTATGCTATAATTGTGTGAGTGGGGCGGGTCGAGACGACGGATTGGCGGCCATTGAACCGTATTTCAGGTGGGTTTGATTCCCATCCGCTCCACCAGTCCTTTTATTGAGAGGGAAACGATGTTCGACGATGAGAGCAAGCGGTCATTGGGCCGTATCGGGTCACTCGTGGATTCAATCCACG